GCTAGACCTAGAAAGCTGATTGTACCAACTGACTTACAGTTTGTTGCTACTCGTCTTCTAGAAAGTGAGTACAGAGTTGGAACTGCTGACAACGATATTAATGCAGTCAGAAGCAATGGTGTGATTCCAGAAGGCTACGCAGTTAATCATTATTTAACTGATACTAATGCTTTCTTTATCACAACTGATGTGCCTGATGGCATGAAGCATTTTGTCAGAAGTCCAATGACTACAAGCATGGATGGAGACTTTGATACTGGTAACGTAAGATATAAAGCAAGAGAGAGATATTCCTTTGGTGTATCTGACCCTCTTGGAATCTTTGGGTCACCAGGCTCAAGCTAAACTTTAAGGGGAGCTATGCTCCCCTTTTTTTCGTTCTAGGGAATTTTTTTTTGTTTATCGACTGCCCTAGCAGACTTGCCGAGACGATAGACTTTTTTCTTTTAGGAGAAGATTATGGCGAATACAACTTTTAATGGACCAGTAAGGTCTGAGAATGGCTTTACAGTCATTTCAAAAAATTCAACAACAGGTGCTATCACTACTGAATTTACTTTAGATGGTGATGGTATGAAGGTCACACCTGTAGCTTTAACTGATGCAGATACATCACTTACAGCAACAGCAAATGGTGGTCGTACTAATGTAGTTCCAGCTATTACAGCAGATAGAACTCTTACATTACCAAGTCCTTCTGCTGGTGTGTACTTTAAACTTATTTATGGTGGTGCAGCAGAAGAAACAGAAAACCTTATCATTGATACAGGTTCAGATACTAATTTTTTCATTGGTGGAATCATTCACCTAGACTCTAATGCAGATAATGTTTCTGTTTACGCTGATGGTAACTCAAACTCCATTCTTACTTTAACTGACTTTGGTTTATTTGAAATAAACATTCTAGCTAAAGACTCTACTAACTGGTACATCTGGGGTAACCAAGAAGGTGCAGATGCTCCAGCATTTACTGACCAACCTTAATAGGAGTAAATTATGGCTGATGCAGTAACTTCACAAACCATCATTGATGGTGAAAGAAATTGTGTTATGAAGTTTACCAATGTCAGCGATGGTACTGGCGAATCCGCAGTAGCCAAAGTAGATGTATCTGCTTTGGCTTCTAATGCAGCAGGTGTAGCCTGTTCTGAAGTTAGAGTTATGCGTATAAGTCATGCTATCGTAGGTATGTCTGTGCAATTATTTTTTGATGCTACAAGCAATGTTTTACTTGCAGAATTAGCAGAAAGTAGTAATGGTCACATGGAGTTTGAAGACTTTGGTGGTATTCCTAATAACGCAGGTTCGGGTAAAACAGGAGATATTCTCTTTACAACAAAGGGTCATTCTTCAGGTGATACCTATTCTATTGTTTTAGAAATGGTTAAAGTTTACGGAGACTAATATGTCAAATTATATTATTGCAGAAAATGGTGATTTCCCACCTCAATACAATGTATTGGCTAAAGGTGAGGATGGAATTTATAGGGTTGTTTTTGGACCAGACCCTGATTTAGAAGATGCAGAAAGAAAGCATAAAGAGCTTTCAGGCACTCCTAAAAAGGTTGAGAAAAAAGCACCTGTTAAAAAAGCACCTGCAAAGAAAAAAACTGTAACCAAAAAGAAAACAGTTAAGAAAAAATAGTGTTAGACAAGACTCTGTTGATGAAAGAACTTCGTCAATGGAGTCACACTGTTTTAGAACAACCTCAAGGTAAGTTTAACAACTTGCCTGCTTGTCCTTTTGCTAAAAAGACTTGGAACAACAATAAAGTAGATATTGTTGTAAGTCAGTGTAGTGATTGGTCAGACCTTATGGATAGTATTATAAGTTTCGATGATACTTATGATGTTATTATTTATTGTGGTGATGACTATGAAAGTATGACTGCAAGTGACTTAGAAGATAGGATTCATTTATTAAATGGACAAGCTAACCCTTTAAATTTATATTTAATGGGGTCACATCCTGATAGCGAAATATCTTTTGCTTCAGATGAAGAGTTTTATGGATTATTTGATGATGATTATTATGTGGTCTTTTTACAAAGGCTAGATACTTTAATTCAAGCATCTGATAATATTTTTAAAAAGGGTTATTATAACAATTACGATAATAACGAATTTCAATCTCAAATATTAAATAGGAGAAAATTATGGCAGGTATGAAAAAAACTGGTATGAATAAAATGCGTGGCATGAGTGGTGGTAAAGGCACTAAAAAGCGTAAAATTAATAAAATGGCTGGTGCTGGAAAAGCTAAAGTTATGAAAAAGCGTATGGGTGAAAAAACCATGAAAAAAAATCGTGGTAAAAAAACTGATATGCAGGTTAAAAACTTTAAAGACATGATGTTTGAGAAGTTTGGTGGTGGAAAAACATAGACCAGTAAACTTTTTTTAGTTACTTAAATATTTTACGATGCCTATTAGGAAAAAGGCTAAGATGCCTCCTCGCAACAAAAAAAACTTTAGACCTACTAAGTCTGGTGCTGGTATGACTAAAGCAGGTGTAAAAGCCTA